GAAAATGTTTATGAAGAAAAGCTGCACGGCCATAATGTGGCCGGTGCGATATTTGCATTAAAAAACATGGGGTGGAAAGATGTTCAGGGCGTTGAATATCCTGGGGGGATACCTATAACGGGAATAAATTATATTGTACCCAATGGAGATAACACTGTGCCCGACAAATAAGCAACACGAAGCGTGGGAGGCTTTAAAAACATATTCTGAGGTTTTTTTTGGTGGTGGTGCTGGTGGAGGTAAGTCGTGGTGGCTCTGTGAAACAAGACTTATTAATTGTTACCGGTATCCTGGTTACAAATCATTCCTTGCACGTGAAGAATTAAAGAGGCTCATGTCGTCAACTTATCTAACATGGTGCAAGGTTTGTCAATGGCACAACATACCCCGGGAAGATTGGTCTCTTAATGGACAGTACAGCTATATTGAGTTCAGGAACGGTTCACGCATCGACTTATTAGATGTTAAATTCCTACCCTCAGATCCGCTTTACGAAAGGTTCGGATCACTGGAATATTCAGATGGAGCAATAGAGGAGACCGGGGAGATACATTTCCTTGCTTATGATGTACTCAAGACAAGAATAAACAGACACCTCAATAAAGAGCTGGGGATAAAGGCCACAATGGCATTAACCGGGAACCCTAAAAAGAACTGGACATATACGAATTTCTACCTGCCTTCAAGAAACGGGACTTTACCCGAGGGTGTTAAATTTATCCAGAGTCTATATAACGACAACCCATATACAGCAACAGAATACGGCAAGCAATTATCAGGGATAAAGGATAAATCAACCAAAGAGAGGCTGATGTTTGGTAATTGGGATTATGAAGATGATCCTGCTGTGATGATACAATACGAGATGATTAACAACATGTTCTCAAATACCTATGTAGGTATAGGAAGAACAAAGATAGTGGCTGACATCGCTCGCTATGGCTCCGACAGGGCAATTATAACAACCTGGAAAGGATTAAGGCTGGTAGAATACATCACATTCGACATATCTTCAACAGTTGACATTAAAAATGCTATCAATGCAATGAGAGTAAGAAACAGTGTGCAGTTATCAGACATCATTTGTGACGAGGATGGTATAGGAGGTGGAGTTGTTGATGAATTAAGATGCAAGGGATTTGTTAATAACTCTAAAGCAACCGATCCGGGCTATCAGAACCTGAAAACAGAATGCGGATATAAACTGGCTGAACTTGCAGACCAGATATACATAGCCTGTGAGCTACCGGATACAGAGATAGACATGATTCGTCAGGAATTAGGGATGCTCAAGACATTCGATTCTGATAAGGATGGTAAACTCAGGATATTGCCAAAGGAGAAGATCAAGGAACATATCGGGCGATCACCTGACTGGCTCGATATATTTATTATGAGAATGTTCTATGAAGTATCACCTGATAAAATAAGTCATCAGCAATGGCGAGGATAAAAGAAATAGATAAGCTCAGGTTCATTGATATGATCTTCCACTTTGATCAGTACGGAGGGTTATCAGAGGGACTTGTCGAGCTACCCCGGCCTCAAATGATAAGGATAGATAGAAAGAATTACCGTGTTCCTTATTTAATGGATGAGCTGGCAGAGAATATCTGTTATGGTCAGAGGTTATTTTTAACCCAGGAAGAACAAAATGACTACGACTTAATCACCCGTATAATGGATGGTTACTACTATCCTATCGTCACGGGGAAGAAATGGGACAATGAAAAAGCCCTGTTATTCGGTAAAAAAGTATTAACTTGCAAAGCAAAAGAACTGTATCCTGTTGCCATGCACTTGATAAACCTCATAAGTGAACTTGTAGATAGGGAAAAGAAACTGCTGCATCGTGAACATTCCAAGCTTGAAAAGGCAGCAGGGATAGAAAAGCTCAACGTCTTTGCTGATATGATGAGTCTGGATTTCCTGCGTGATGCTATGAAGATCACTACCGAGGAAGTATTACTCACACCGTACAAAGAATGCCTTGTACGGTTTATGATCCAGAAAGAAACAAACGGTTTTCAGGAAAGGTATATCGAATTGATGCACGAACAGAACAAACCAAAAGCGAAGTATCATGCCAAGTGATAAGCGATATTTCAACTTTGCCTCAACCCGGCAGCCTGCAAGGGGTTCTACAAGGACAGGATTCTTGTTACGTCCTATTGGAGAGGGTGTGATTGCTTATGATGATTTACGTGTCCCGGCACAAAACACTATCAGGAACCCAACAAAGGCAGAGCCAGCTTTCGAGTTATTTATAGATGGCCTATTTGTTTACAAATTTGATATAACAAACGATGATGATGAGAGCCTCCATTTTATTGCTCAGATGCCTCATAGCTATAAGGAGGGGTCAAACATATATCCGCACCTTCATTGGAGTCCTGATAACAATGATACCGGTAATGTTGTTTGGCAGTTTGAATATGTGATAGCCAATATAGATGGTACATTCGCAGGAGCAGCCGAGAGTGATGAAATAGTTATAGCTGCTGATGGAGTACCATTTAAGCATCAGTACGAGGAATTTAAAACTATTATAGGAGCAGGATTAACAATAAGCCATATAATAATCTGCCGACTAACAAGGATGTCGACCTCTGATGCTGCCGATACGTTTACAGGGAACGCTTGTTTTCTTGAGTTCGATTTTCACTTCGAGAAGGATGCCGTTGGATCAACTACAATACTAACAAAATGATAACAGCTAAACTTAAGACCATATTAACCGCCTCGGGTTGCACCCTTGTAATCTATGAGCAGGAAAGGCTTGCTAATCTTTATACTGACCAGAGCGACCAGTTTGATATTACCGGGGTTATTCATCAACTCAATACCATGACCCTTGAGGTACGGGCAAACGCTATACCTGAACATTACAACCCTTTGTATATCGAAGTATTACAACAGGTGAAGCTTGAAGATGCTGCCGATAACAACGAGGTAGCCCTCCAAGCCCTGCTGCAAATCTGTAAACAGATAATTGTACGGTTAATCGCTGAGGCTGAATTTAAGACTATTACCCCGGTGCGGATTGACAAGATACTTGAAACGAAATATGATGCCAATGTTATCGGCTGGGTAATGACTTTAGACTTGTATTATTTACTGAATGAAAATCGAGTACCGTGTTTATAAACTAAAATAGAAACTATGAAAACATTAACAAAAACAATTATTCCCCGGATCAAAGAACATGTAGTTAACTTTTTCACACTGAAAAAATATTTTGTTAAATATACTCAATGGCACGAAGGGAATAGAGGTATAAATCCAGATTGGTACGGGAATCTTATTATTAAAGCAAAAAACATTGAGGATGCTTTGGATATGGCTAGGGATAAAATTAATACTTCTGCTTATAGTGGAGTGGTGGATATTATAAAAAAGATTTAAACTAAAAAATGGGATATAATGTTTGGCGATCTAATTAAAGCTGACCTTGAAGAGCTGGTAGAGAATATCAGTAAGCGGAATATGTACTCAGGTAACAGGATTCCAGACTCGGTTATGAAATTATTTGGCGTTGAGGTTCGCCAGGATGGTGCAGGCGTGGTCGTCCCGTATTGGATAAGTGTCTTACAGAAAGGGCGTGGACCGAGAAGAGGAACAAAGGACTACGGGCTGGTGAAAAAGATATACCGCTGGATGGAAAATAGAAGTATGTTCAAATCAACAACGGCAAGGGGCAGGATGAACGAGGCGAAGTCAATGACGTGGTACATTAATAAGTACGGTAACAAACATTTTCGCAGCCAGTTATTTGTTGACATTTATGAGAGTGAGCGCAAGAAAACGATAGCGAAAATTGACGCTAAAATAAACAAAGAATTGAGCAAAATAACGATGGATATATTATGATAAACATAAAATGCACAATCAGGACTCCGCAATTTAAGAACGGAGAGGTGGATAGATACCATACACAAAGCGGAACTTTTAATTTATGGTCGTCATTATTTACACCTTCAGGGTATTATAAGAGTAGGGATCATCAAGTTCAGTTCCGCAACTATCGGGAGTTTAAAAAATACAGGATAAAATGATTACTCTAATCAGCACACCCGAATATGCAGAGCCTACCGATCCTTCGATAATCTGTCGTTGGCTGGCTACTGAAAGCCCTAACAATTTCCGGCTATTGAGAAGGGATTGGCTCGTGGATACTCCGGCTAATGTTGGAGGGTTCTTACAAGTAACCGCTAGTGAGTTATTCACAGGGAATGACGGTGATATAATCTCGATCTATGATTCCTTTAATGATTCAATGCTTGTAGGGACAATAACAAATATTGACGGTACGTTCCTGGTACTGACTACCGATATACCTTATGTAGCTACAATAGACCCGACCTATCTGAATGATCACACCCTTTATGGAGGGTACTATTTTGAGGGACGGCTAACGATTAATGATGATCCCGAACCTTATCAATTTACCATTATCGCCTCACCTGATACATTCGGATTGGCTGATCTTGACGTTTCCGGGATATTAAGGATTGTTACCTCTTTGGGTAAGACAGGGAATTATACCCTTCGCATTATGACCGAGCCCACCAAATCAGGAAGGTTTACATTTGAGTACCGGGATGCGTGGTATGGTAGTGATAACGAATGGGAAGGGGTTGCAGTAACTTCACCTGTTGCCTCGCCACCGATCCTTGAAGATTGGTATTACGGTGAAGCGGTAAGAAGCGAAGAACAGGGCTCGAACCTACACGACTATGTGGCAAATGATATATTTGATGCTCCCTTCTTTAACCAGTTCCAACAGCCTTTTTACTTTCTCGGACTGCCTTTTGACCTGTCGTTTATACTACCTGAACGGGCTCTTGTCTCTCCAACTTCATTGATACATGTTGATATAAATATCTACGATTCAAGCAACCTTCTGCTGTCTGCTGTATCCGAAGATATTGAGGCTGATGAATTGGAAGGTTTTATCTGTTCACTTAATATTGATCAGGCTTCAATACCGGAAGGAGCCAGTTATATGACTGCTGAAATAACCGTTGACTGATGATAATAGGAGTAAACGAATACGGCCCTATAAGAATACCTATCAAGCGACCTTGTGTTGGTTATTACTTACGCTGGTATTACAACGGCTGGCATTACTTCTTTTTTAAACCAGGGACTTACACCCTGATAACAGAGGGCGAAAAATACCGCACCATTGGAACGAGACAAATCTCAATGGGTTCAGGTCAACAGTCCCGGCAGGCTATCGCAGGGATCAGAACGATAATGAATACCCGTGAAGTCTATCTATTGACTGTTGCCGGATGGATGAATATTCGTATCATCCCCGGATCGGTAAACATATACACCAATCAGATCGCAGGAGAGGAGCTTGAATTTATTGCCATTATAGGGAGCAAGGAAATATCATATGCAACGGGTTACACTCCTGTTCCGGGTGACGGATCAATACCGGAGATTCCTGTAGTCCCACCAAGTATTGATTACTGTGAGGTTATTGTCGGGGATCAGGTTTGGATGTGTTATAACTTTGATTCAGCCTATCCCGGCTCAAAAGTCTATAATGATAACGAGGCAAACAGGGCGATATATGGAGGGCTGTATTCTTACGATCAGATAATGTCTCCGGGCTTCTGTCCT